CGTACTTCTGAGGCCCCTGTTTCTGAAGAAGAGAAGGGTCGCTACATGGAAAATTTTAGAGAAGAGCATAATGGTCATTTAATCACAGCCGAACTCCTTACCCAGGGATTCTTTGAAAATGAACTTAAAGGTACTCTTGTTAATGATGGGGGTGCTTTTCTTACTTCGCAAGCATTGAGGAAGATTGTGGATATTGTTTCTATGTCCGGTAACGATGTAGATTTTGATTGTACCGGGTGTCATAAAACTCATCCCGTCTTTTATTCTGAACAAACGAATTCGACCATTTATTATAATGTTCGTCGACAGCGTGTCGTGCATCGGTCGCTCGATATGGGTGACTACATTGGCAAGCGTGGCTTTATTTGGGCCGGGCGCGTTGTTTCGTATGGAACAGGTCGTTCAGTGCTGGTTGTATTTATGAATTCTGGTGTTGAAATGCCCATTGATGTCAAGGCTTTTGTGGCGGCTAAGGCTGCAGCTAAGCCGATTATAAAACCCAAGAAGAATGCTTCATTTGAGGCTATGTTGGGAAAGAATGATGTCAAGTGGACAAATTGGAGTGGCAGTATTGGTGTAATGGAAGCGAAGTGTCAAGGAGAGCAGGTGGGTTGGATGAACTTTTCTGTTTTTAACAACGCTTCCAATTTCTGTACCCATATTCTTCGGGATGCTGACGAGCTCATTTTTCGAGCAGTGTATCCCGATGCTGTGGGCGTTAAATCGTATGTTTTCGTTTTAGAGGGGAAAGTGTGGAAGTTGAAAAAGGATGGCAAAGTCTTGCCGAAGGAGTATGTTGTGCATGAGCATGGTGATGATTGGTCCAGTTTGCAGTTTGTTCCCAATGGTATGCAGAGTATGCCTATAGGAGATTGTAAGATTGGCGATCATGTTCAGGTGCTTAGTTGGCCTTCGGTTGATGCAACTTCCGATGCGCTTCTGGCGAATATTGGTTCCTTGTTGGGGATCGAGGGTGCAGTTGTGACGCATGATGCGTGCACCAAGCCAGGGCGATGTGGTTCACCTCTTGTTGTTGACGGAAAAGTTGTTGCAATACACGCGGCAACGCGTGGTAAGGTGAATGAAGCAGTAAAGATTTCCACTCATGATTATCAGACAAAACAGTGAGCCCGCCCCTTCAGTTTTTATTTGACGTTTTGCCTTTTGATTTTCGGGTGAAGCGTTTGGAGGAGGCGGGGTATTTTATTCCCCACAATTTTGTGTCTGTTTGTAATTTAAATCGTATTGCCCATTATGGAGCGAAGGTTCATGCAAATGAAACTCTTGCGAAGTTTTTGGAGGCTAATCCCATAAAGTATAGTAGTAATGCGTATTTGCGTACAATTCCCACCCGGCAGACTGGAGAGAAAGGTATATTAGGATTTGATCGCCTTTATCCGCTACCGGATGAGTGTTTGGTGGACGCTGCGTATGACTTTTTGTATCAGCAATTTTTTCCTTATGTTTCTGGTTCTGTTGTTTTGTCGTCCATCCAAGCGATTGCCGAGATGGATCGTACTACCAGTCCTGGATTTCCTTATACGAATGTGTTTAAGAATAAAGGTGAAGTTTTTGATCATAATTGGGATTTGGCCCCGTGGGATTGGTACTGGGATTCTGATGAGTTTGTTCCTTTGTGGTCTCAGTCTCAAAAGGTGGAAATTAGGTTGGCACAAAAGTGCTTTGACGGGAAGGTTCGTACTTTTACGGTCTCGCCCATTGAGCACTGCGTGGTTTCCAATCGTCTGTGTCTTGATTTCAATAATAAATTTTATGCTTGCAATAACATTACGTGGTCTTGCGTCGGTATGTCAAAGTTCTATCGTGGCTGGGAGCGGCTTTATTTTCGTTTTGCGAGGTTCGCTAACGGTTACGATATGGATGTTTCTTCTTATGATGTTTCCATGCCGGCGTGGCTTTTGTGGAGAGTGATGATGTTTAGGTGGGCTTGTTTGGATCCGGTCCATCGAACGCCGCGAAACTTTGAGCGGCTTTTCCGTGTTTATTTGCATTTGATTTATGCTTGTATTTTAATGGAAAACGGAGAAGTGATCATTACTCGGGGGGGGAACAAGAGTGGCGGTTCGAATACCGTAGTAGATAATACATTGGCTCTATTCCTTCTCTTTGCTTGTGCGTGGCTTTTATTGGCGCCCCTCGAATTACGGAACCATCTTTCAATGATGGATCACGTAGAGGCGGCATTGTTTGGTGATGATAATTCAGGTACAGTATCGGATTATGCGTGGACTTTTTTCAACCCTGTTACAATTGCCGGCGTTTTTGCACGGCTTGGGTTTGTTATTAAAGATGTTAATGGAAAACCATTGCCATTGGCTATGATTCGATTTCTGTCATGTGGCTTCACGTCTTGGCGTGGCTACGTTATTCCGTCTCCTGAGGGTGACAAAGTTCTTTCCTCGTTGATGTGGAATTCTGAAAAATCTCATCTTGTATGGCATTATCAGCGGGCTTGCGCGTTGCTCATTGATGCCTGGCCACTACCGGATCTATTTTTGTATCTTCGTCG